GCTACCACCGCCACCAGAGCCGCCGCCTGCGGCTCGAGAGTTACCGCCAGGGAAATAACCGCCACCGCCGCCACCGCCGCCATAAGTAGTGCCGTTTAACCATGCTAAACCATTGCCACCTGCACCTGCTGGTGAAGGTGTTGGAGTCGTGGCTGCTGTACCACCAACAGCACCTGCGCCACCGCCGCCACCACCGCCACGGTTTGTACCAGCCGCACCATTTCCACCGTTATTACCTTGGCCAGCGATACCGCTGGCACCGGTGGATGCCTTGCCGCCACCGCCGCCTGAACCACCACTATTACCTGAGTTGCCGGTTGTAGCAGCTGTACCTGAACCGCCACCACCACCGCCAGAGGTTGATAGTGTTGTGAATCCTGCACCCGATATACTAGAAGGATTGCCTGAACCACCTCTAAGGTTACTTGCACCACCACCAGAAGAACCACCAGCACCAACAGTTACTGTATATGTAACACCTCTAGTGAGAGTTTGACTTGTGTATGAGGTATAACCACCTGCACCTCCACCACCACCGTTTCGTCCACCGCCACCTGCGCCACCAGAAAGAACTAGTATATCTACAGTTAGAGGTCCACTCAAAGCGGCAACCGCATAACTATATGGGTTAAGTAGAAACCCCGACATTATGTTCTCCTATAATACAAAGTAACTTTTAGACCTTTTGCACCAGTACCAGCAGTATCAATATCCATAGTTATTTCATCATCATCAGCAAAGGTTGTGGTTGAAAGCACGGCCGCCGTTGCAGCAGTTGTACTTGTTTTTTCATTAGCATCTATTGTTAATGTAGTACTAAAAATACTTGTACCATTTTTATTAATATCTACTGCGGGATTACCTGATGAACTCACAACAGACAATGAAGCTCTTGGAATTTGAGTCAAAGTCATGGCAAAAGGTGCTCTGAATGTAATTTTAGCCACACCTGTTGTGATTGAAGTTGTTTCATCACTCAATGCAATTGTCATATGAGTGTTTGGTTTCAGAGATGTTAACGCTGAACCGTCACCAATAAAAAAGTTTGAGGTAACATAATTTGCACCAGATATATTACCAGCACTTCCTGTTGTTCTAATGTTTGCAGTAATTATGTTACTTGTTGCATATATTGAAGTTGTATTTACTACAGCAGAATATACACCTTGTGTTGCAGCAATGTTACCTGTCACATTTGCCCATGTTGTGGAAACATTAACGATATTTACACCACCAACATTCATGTAAATATTTCCACCAGAGGTGGTCATACTTACATTACTTGTTCCACTACTGATGTAAGGTGTGTTTGCATAAGTAGAAGCAGAATTGGCTGTTATGAATGCTGCATTGGCCTGTTCTCTTGCCCAAGTATCAGAACCACCTCCACCACCTGAATTGGCTGCAGCAAAGGCTGCATTAGCATATAGACTGGCTGAATTTGCGGCTTCAAAAGCTGCATTGGCTTGAGTGAAAGAACCATTAGCATACAATCCAGCACTAGTAGCTTTTGTGTCCGCAGTATTTGCCGCAGTGAATGCTCCGTTGGCATACAATCCTGCTGAGTTTGCAGTATCATAAGAATTGTTTGCTTGTGTTCTTACCCATGTATCGGATGCATTATTGGCTGCATTGTATGCCGCATTGGCTTGAATGAATGCTCCATTGGCAAATAATGCTGCCGAGTTTGCAGTAATAAATCCTGCATTGGCTGTATCTCTGGCATATGTATCTGTACTAGAACCACCTCCACCAGTATTTGCTTGTGCAAATGCAGCATTAGCCTGTGCATATGCGGCATTAGCCTTTGCAAATGCAGAAGGTACCAAAGATGAAAAGTCTTTGGTTGAATCTAATCTTGATGGAGGTACTTGTGTTGACATTAATTATAGCCTTTTTACACTATTTATTTGATATCGTATGGGGCTGTTGGTACAGTTATGGTTCTTGCATAACCGTTTGTGATTCTCAAATCTGCAATGTAACCAACTGTTCCATAATTGGCCAAACCGTTGTCTTTTGTTCCAATGTAAATAGGATTAGTTGTTGCGGTAGCGGTTTGTACGCCAGAAACTGTTGCTGTTCCACTTGCAACACCATTCACATAGAAAGTCATTGTTGTGCCACTACGAACCCAAGCCACATGTGTCCATTGATTCCATAAAATTGTTCCTGTACCATAATAATTTGTGCCATTAAAATATGCCATTCTCCATGAACCAGTTACTGGTGATGCTAGAGGACCTAAAGCAAAAGTCATTGCTGCTGCTGTTGCACCGGATTGTCTAGCGTCCCAAATAGCCCATGCTGTTGATAATGTGGTGTCTGTTGGATACACCCAACATTCAAATGTGAAGTCACCTGGGAAAATTTTAAGATTTGCTTGTTGTCTTATAGCAAGAAAATCTGTTTTGGTACCAAAATACACAGAATTAAATCTTGAGTTATTGCTGTTCGCAAAAGGTTCGAATGAGGTTATCTTTGCATCGCCTGCTTTTGTAATAGTAAATGCGTTGGTCGACCCATCAATAAATCTATTGTTATTGCAGATTAACAATTGTGTATTTGCAACTGCTGTCAGTGGGCTTGTAGGAACTGTAATCGTTGTACCGGAATATAAACCAGTACCTTTAATCAACCTCATATTTGAAATATAACCAGTGAAATAGTTTGCACCAGATGCACGACCACCGACACCATAATTGGCCACTGGTGCTGCATAGTTTGTTGAGTCTGCTTGATTAACTACTCTAGTGCCATCGTAATATGCACTTGTAGTTCCAGAAGTTCTTGAAACTGCAACATGATGCCAAGTGTTTGTTGTTATACTTGCATCTGCCATAATTAAAGTGGCAGTGCCTCCATAAGGATCAAATGCTAATCCAGAACTAGATGCACGCTTTAATATTCTAAGTGAGTTGTTTGTTTGTGATTCAAAAATATCAATTTCACCAGCTGGTATTGTTAATGCATTGAACCAGAATTCAAATGTGAAGTCTCCTGTACCAAGGCCTAAGTTTGCTTGGTTTGCACCAAATGTTAAGTAATCTCCAGTACCATCAAAGTACGCACTGTATGTGTCATAGTATGGTGAATTATTGGCCACCCGTCTTGCAGTACCAAAAGTTTCTATATTGTGGTTTCTTGTTGCATCTGCTGTTGATGGTCCTACTGTGCTTGCAAGCAACAATACGGTGTTTGATGTTACTGGTAGTGGTTGGTTTGGAGGCACAAAAGCTCTGGTGTATGTGCATGAACCAACAACAAACCTTAAATTTGAAAGATAACCATTTGTATAGTTTGAAGCTAAGTTAGATGAAACTCCAATAAACATACTACCAGAAGCAGAAGTCATTGCTTGTGAATCTGTTCTAGTTGATGAGACTGCTTCAACACCATTTGTAAATATTCTACACACATTACTACTATCTCTTGTCCAAGCATAATGATTCCATTGGCCAAGTTTACCTGGTATACCAGCAACCATCATGGTATAAGTAGATGAACCGGTGCCCGCAATACCCCAATTTGGAGTAGTTCCACTAGCTAAATAAAACGCATAAGTTGGTCCACTACCACCGTAGGCCCAGTTTCTATTTGCGAAATGAACCTCTGTTGTGGCCGTAGTGTATGCCCATCCTTCAAGAGTGAATGGTGTACTTGCAGGTATATTAAAACTAGAATTGTATGGTATTGTCAAGTAATCCGTTGTGCCGTCAAAGTAAATGCTGTTACCAAAAGTGTTTGCAGAATAATTTGATGCAGCACTAACAGTATCAGTAAATGGATTTTGTATCACAGGCTTTGCGTCACCGTTGACTGTGATTGCAAATGCATTATTACTGGTATCAATAAATGATGTGGACTGGCATGTCAACAAACTGGTATTGGCAATTGCTGTAAGTGGTGTAGTTGATGGTGTGAATGCTGATGTATACACGCAAGTATTAGTAACTCTAAAGTTGGATATGTAACAATTAAAATTACTATTTCCAATTTGCCATGTACCTTGAGTGTAAGTGGTAGCAGTTGTAGTAGATCCTTTATCAACACCATTCAACCAAATTGTCATTAAATTACTACTGTTTCTAGTGACTGCAATATGGTACCATGTTCCATTAGTCAAAGATGATAGTAATAATGTAGAATTGAATATGTTACCTGTACCGAATATGTTTGGAGTAATTCTAGTACCATCATTGTAAATATTAAATCCACCTGCACTATTTACACCAATAAAAGGATTAGCTGTAGGTGCGGCATTAAAATTAACCCAAAATTCAATGGTAAATGTACCGGCAAGAGTTGTCCAAGCATTTGAAGGTGCAGTCAAATAATCTCCAGTGCCATCAAAATAACCACTATAACTTGCAGGCGTTACTGTAACTGAACTGAATGGGCCGAATTTTGAAACTGACGATGTAGTATTAATAACTACTGTTGCATTTGATGTTGATTGGTCTTGTCCTGATGCAGAATTGAAACATAATAATCTAGTGTTGGCTACTGATACCAATGGATTTATTGAAGGTGTAAATGTGCTGGTATATAATGCAGTACCATTCAAAATTCTAAAGTTTGAAACATAACCAATGGTATTATAAGCTCCATCCCAACGATTGAGAAAATTCAAATAACCAAAAGTTAATGTACCAGTACCATAAGTATTTGAACCCAAACTTGTTCCATTAATAAACATATAGACATTGCTGCCTGATCTAGTCATAGCCAAATGATTCCAAGTACCAGTCGTTTCGGTTTGTATATTTCTAGAAAATGTTAATACTGTACCAATGTTTTCATTTTGTATTTTATCTGGATACCATATCAAATTTTGGTTTGAGTTGTTATTTGTACGACCATCAATAATAAAATTTTGGGACCCGTTCCAAGATTGAATATGAAACCACCCCTCAACAGTAAAATCACCAGTAAATGTCTGAGTTGTGGTTACTTGTGGTCTACCATTAACATATAAACTCCATGAACTGCCAAATGGGCTGAATGTGCCTAAGTTTGAGTTTCCAAATCCTGAAACTATATTGTTTAAATTACTTTCATCAACTATTACTTTTGTATTTGAAGATAGGTTTGTTTGTGCTGTTAGTAATACTGTGTTGGCCACAGGTGTCGATGGTGCAAAAGAAGGAACGAATGCACTGGTGTATAATCCAGTACCATTAACAACTCTTACATTGGACAGATATCCAGTCATAGATGAATCTCGAGCCGCCGATGCCCCTACACTAATTCTGGTACCATTACCTCTAGAACCTGATAGTGTTCTTACTGCGCCCGCTAAAGCGCCATTTATAAATGCATACATGTTAGTGCCAGTTCTTGAAAAGGCCACATGTGTCCAAGTATTGAGTACCATAGCAATTGTTGTATATATGTATTCTGTTGCATCTCCGAAAATACCATATTTCAACTGCCCCGATGCATTTGTCAACAAAGCAAATCTACCAGATACTTCAGTGCCAAACGCAACAAGCGGTTGATTTGCTATAGATGATGTTAAGTACACCCACATTTCTACAGTAAAATCCGCAGGTAAAATACCATTTGATGATTCTGCTCCTAAACAATCCCCAGCACCATCAAAGTATGCTGAGCCTTCATTACCAACTAAAGTAACTGTTGATGTGTTTGCAAAAGGTCCGTTTCTTGATGGTCTTGCATCACCATTTGTGGTAATAGTAAATGCATTGGATGAGTTGTCGATTACTGTGTTTGCTTGTGCTGTTAACAAACTGGTATTGGCAATGGCTGTGAGTGGTGCTGTAGGTACAGTAAAATTGCCAGTATATACTGCGGTTCCTTTAACAACACGAAGGTTAGAAATATATCCCGTTAATAAGTTTGCTCCGCTCAACCCAGCGCCAGATAATACAGTTCCACTGGTAGAATAATTATTAGTGTCGGTATAAGTAGAACCTGTTTGTACACCGTTAAAAAACATTTTTGTGCTACCAGAAGCTCTACATACAACAACGTGAACCCATTTATTTAAAAATGTATATGAACCACTGTTAATTGCAGCGGCGCCAGCAACATAATACTGCATTGTTGTGGCTGCGGTAAAATATAAAACAGGGTGTAATGAGGTTGAGCTTGTTCGGTTATCAAATATAGTACCTGATGTACCTGCTGACATATAAACCCAAGCTTCTATAGTAAAATCACCTGTGCCAAATTGGAAAGCCGCATTACTAGGCACACTCAAATAATCCCCCGTGCCATCAAAATACATACTGTAATTATTTGCATCAGGCACAGTGACTGTTGTTGGTGTACCATTGAATGGGCTAAATGAATTAACTCTTGTATCACCACCCTTTACGATTGTAAAGTTATTATTTGAATTGTCAATCAGTCTATTAGATTGACATGTTAACAAAGATGTGTTGGCCACATATGTTAGTGGTGCAGTTGATAAAGTTGTATTTGCGGTATATAATGCGGTGCCATTTACAAATCTAAGATTGGAAATATAACCGTTAAATGCAAATGATGTGCCGCTATTAAAACCAATGTATGTTGTGCCACCAGTTGTTAAAGAAGTTGCGTAAGTTTGTGTTGTACCTACTTGCAATCCATTAATAAAGAAATATACAGATGATCCGTTGCGAGTAATTGCAATGTGGTTCCATGCTCCCAAAACAATTGATCCTGCGGTTACTCCCACACCCCAAGAACCGCCTGGACCCATTAACCACTGCACAGTTTGATTGGCCAATACTTGAACACGAACAGCTCCATATCCCGAACTGCCAGTATCTGAAATGTTAAAAATTGTTTGTTGTGTTGCTGAACTGGTATTGATCCATGCTTCTACCGTAAAACTATTGGTAGCAATGTTGAAAGCCGAACTGGTCAATATGGACAAATAATCTCCAGTACCATCAAATAAATTGCTGTAATATCCTTCTTTAAAAGGATGAAACTCATTTGACTTTGTATCTGCACTAACCACAATTTCATTATTAATTGTACTTGCATCTGTGTTGAATGTATTTCCGTTTGGTGCAGTGCTTGCACTCATTAATAATGATGCATAATTCCAGAACGCATCACCTGGAAGGTTGATTGTCCAGTTCAAATATAATGCCGCAGTTCTAGTTGTTGTATTTGCAGTTGCAGTTATGATTGATGTGTTACTTGCAACAACTGTTGGCGTACCAGAAATTATACCTGTAGAGGTATTCATTGATAGACCAGTTGGCAATCCACTAGAAGTATACAGTACGCCATAACCGGCCGCAGAAGTTGCAACAGGTGTCACATTTGATATTGGTGAATTTTGTGATACAGAATATGATGTGTTGTTTGCTGGTGATGAAAATGAAACAACATCTGTATTAATTGTAAGTGAAAAAGAACGAACTGAGTCTTGATTATCCGCATCAGTCGCTCGTACAGTAAATGAATATGTTGTACTTGATCCATCCACAGGTGCAGTACCCGAAATTGTACCACCAGAACTTAGTGTTGAACCTGAAGGTAAAGAACCGGAAGCCAAAGCGTATGTAATCGGTGCATCACCGGTTGCAACAACAGTTGTGTTAATTGCAGTTGTTTCATATACAGAACCCAATGAACCAGCTGACGTTGTGAATGTTGGTACACCAGAGTACACCAAACCTGGTACAAGAATACCAGTACCACCGTTTGCATTGGTAACAAAAACGGTATAACTACCAGAGCCTAATGCAGGAGAACTGAAGGTCAGACGTCCAGAATCCAGGAATGTTACTGCGCCTATCGTAGTAGACCCAACCAAAACGGTTGCACCTGGTGCGAAACCTGACCCGTACAGGACGATAGTTTGGCCGCCCGCTGTGTCTGCTGCGGTATCATTTGTGTCAACATAAGAGCCATCAGTTACCGCAAAACGGGTAACAGTAGGTACCAGGAAATTTTGTTGGTTAAAATGCTCACCAACTGTAATAAGTCCTGTTGAATCTTTTGCTCTTTTGCCTCTAACACCGGCATTAAACATTAACTGATCTCCTCAAACGAACACACGGCTTGTAATATACTGTTGGTACTGGCTGTTAATCTCAATTCATCACCTTCCAACAAATAAATGGAAAGTGTTTTGTCAATGGCTGTGAAAGATGTATCTGCTGCAACTGAAATCGTGCTAACCAATTTGTATGCAGTCGCACTTCTAAACAAATCAACTGTTATATCTGCCGCACTAGTTGCATGAATATTGGAAATAATCAACGAATTGATTTTTAATATCTTACCACTGGACGAAGGATTGTTTGCAATCGAAGTTGCTGAGGTGGTAACTGCTTGTACCTGTGTATTTCCATTAATTGTTGTTAGTGCTGCTATGTTTGGGTTTGCCATTTTAAATCCTTAGAATCCGAAAACAATTGACATTGCAATTGCCTTTGATAATGATGTGCCACCTGTATTTGCTTGTGTGAATGCTGCATTGGCCTGAATGAATGCAGCATTTGCGGTGTCTCTAGCATATGTATCCGAGCTAGCTCCACCCACATAAGAATTACCAGACAATGTAGTTACTTCAACATTAGCACCATTTTCAAATGTTGTGTCAAAGTATATTACATTACCAGTTATTGTATATGTATCTCTCAGTTGAACAATACCATCAACAACTGCCGTCACAAAATCTTCACTCAAAGGTGACACACTCAAATTGAATGTTGATGTTGATCCGTTTGCTACAAACTTATTTGTTTGAATAGTTATTGTGGTGTTACTTCCGCCACCGCCGCCAGTGTTAGCTGCTGCAAAGGCCGCATTGGCCTGAGCAAAGGCCGCATTAGCTTGATTAAACGCAAAACTGGAACTTGATCCAGAATTTGCAGCCGCAAATGCGGCATTGGCATATAGACTTGCAGAATTGGCTGCGTCAAAAGCGGAATTGGATTGTAAGAAAGCTCCATTAGCATATAGTGCTGTTGAGTTAGCCGCACCAAATGCAGAATTGGATTGTAAGAAAGCTGCGTTTGCCTGGTTGAAAGCAAAGGTAGAACTTGAACCAGAATTGGCTGCAACAAACGCCGCATTAGCATATAGACTTGCACTAGTGGCTTTACTATCAGCAGTATTAGCCGCTGCAAAAGCTCCGTTTGCATAGTTACCGGCTGAAAGTGCATTATCATTTGCCGTATTTGCTTGAGTAAATGCAATTGCTGTAGGCTGGTCAATTACAATATTTCCAACCATTCCAGAATGAATAGAGCATTGATATACATAAGTCGAACCAACGATATCATAAGGAACTTTCCAATATAAAGTTCCAGTAGTTTTTCCTTGAGCTGAAGATCCTGTGGTTAATGTTCCGTCTGTATCTACATGAATTAAACCTGTGTCGTAATTGGCTCCTCCTGATGACACTCGAATCATAAATGGATGACCAGAAACATCAAGATCAAATGCTATTGTTTCACCAGCACGAATATAAATTGTTGGATTATTTCCTGAATATTGATCGACACTGTAATACATGCCAGGAGTTGTAACCGCTAGCTTAGTGACAGCACTTGTATAATTTGAATTAGCTTGAGCAAATGCGCCGTTAGCATACACTGCACTAGAGTTGGCCGCACCAAAAGAACTATTTACATAAGGTAATAAATCTATACCTTTAACTGTTATTGTTGTTGATTTTAAGTTTGCATTAAGAGTTGCAATTTTAAATGAAGTGTCTGTAATAACAATGTTATTATTTCCACCAATTTCAGGTGTGTATTCCTCAAACAACTGCCATTCTTTGGTACCAGCATCCCGAATCAAACCTGTGTGTGCATTGGTGCCATTGTTGTAGTGCCCAGCAAATCCAATATCAAGTACATCACCTGAATAGTTTCCGGTACCCATGATGAACAGAGTATCATTAGCAACAATCTGTGTGGCACTGGTGCTGAATGTGTTTCCTGTTATGGAAAGATTGCCTGTAATACTAACATCACCAGAAATTGTACCACCAGAAGAATTAAATTTCAGATTGGCTGTTGTAAATGCACCGTTAGCAAAACTGGCTGCTGAGTTGGCTGTTAAGAAAGCTGCATTTGCAAATGTTGCACCAGAGTTGGCTGCTACAAATGCACCGTTGGCAAAATCAGCTGTTGTATTTTGTGATGTAAATGCCGCATTAGCAGTTACAAAAGCACCATTAGCAAATGTTGCACCTGAATTGGCTTTATCATATGCATTATTAGCTTGTGTTCTTACCCATGGATCTGTGGCAGTATTTGCAGCATTATAGGCCGCATTGGCTCTATCAAATGCTGCGTTCGCCAAAGATGTTATTACGTTAGCATCCGTACGCAACCTTGTCCATGTGCCATAAGTGTCACTGTAGGTATATGTTATACCGTTTACTGTGGCCGTTTGGCCGTTGGTTGGTGATATTGGAAATGCCATTTTTAATTAAATTTAATTGTTCCTGAACCTGTAAAGGTATATATTCTAAAACCAGATAGTATTGAATATGTAACTGTACCTGTTGTTGTGGCTGCTGCGTAACCGGTTGGGTACTTGATGACTGCAATACCTGAACCACCGTTACCTGCATTAGTGCCGGCGGTGTTTTTCATACCACCACCGCCACCGCCGGAATTTACTCCGCCATTCCCACCAACTGTATTTGTTCCATTCTGGCCGCCGTTTGAACCTCCTGTGCCTCCAGCTGTTGAACTTCCTCCTCCACCACCACCTGCACCACCGTTGCCCGCTGTGCCGGCGCCGCTGCTGCCGCCACCGCCACCCCCGCAATAATATGTTGCAGTGCCTGTTATGGAATTTTGTAATCCAATACCACCTGAACCTGCCACTGTGGCGCTTACACTATTTCCACCAACAGCACCTGCGCCGCCACCGCCGGCACCTGCTAAAGCAGTGCCTGATATAAATGCATCACCTCCAGCATTTCCTTGACCTGTGATTGGTTCCCCGCCCAAGTGGTCTGTTGTGGAGCTACTAACTGCACCGCCACCTGAGGCGCCACTTCCTGGCCTTTTTGGATCTGTGTAACCTCCAATGCCCCATCCACCGCCATATGCATACAAAGAAAAACCAGTTGATGTGATTGAAGTGTCACCACCTCGTTCTCCATTTGAAGAACTCGCACTGAAGACTCCTGCGGCGCCAGCACCACCGTTACCAACGATTACTGTATAGGTTACATTTTTTTTAAAAATAAATGTGCTCTGATAATTATAACCACCAGCACCACCTCCTGCTGATCCACCTCCTCCACCTCCTCCAACCAGTAACATCTCAACTGTTATTAAATCACTACTTAAAGAAGTATTCTTAGTGGATAATGTACTGTTAGATAATTTTTTAATAGACATATTATGTTATCTCACTACCATAAGCATGAAAACTTATTAATGCACTACTTGCATTTACTGTGACAACATCAGTTGCTGCTAAAGTTAAACCAAGTGTCAATGATAACATATCATTTGCTGGTACAGGTGTGTCAAATGCCAAATAGTGTTGTGTAGCCAATGTTGCTCCTGCTGGACGAATAGCCACTTTAACTGTGCCACCAGTTGCAGACTGATTGCAAATAGAAAGTGTGGAAATAATTGTACTTGTTGCCGCAGGTACAGTATAAAGAGTTGTTGCTGTGTTTGCTGCTGGATTTGATTGACCTAAAACTTTGTATGCTGTTGCCATTTTTATTATTCCGCCATTTCTATCCAAGAAATTGTTTTTTCGTCCCAACCGTAAGATTTGCCGTCTGTTGGATATTCAGTCGGTGCTTCCCATTGGCATGTATTTTCATTTAACGTCCAACTGTCAAAAGGTTTTGGTGGTATGAACGCATCACGAACTGAATCATATATGAATCCTATACCAGCATAATTTTTTCTCAATGGTATTCCACCCAATCGATGTACACCTCCAACTGTATTGTAACTTGTTTGTACGAAACTATTTGGATCACCAAAAAGTCCTGTGTCAATAACATCTTGTTCTATTACTAGAACTTGTTTTACAATATTGTTTTTATCTATTTGTGCAAAGTGTGTCATTTTTATTCTGTAGTATCTTTTGCCATGTTTTTTCCTTATGCACCCATTAACAAGAATGGACTAATTGTTTCTGTGGATGCACTGCTAGTTGTACCGTTTGAAATTGTTGGTGAAGTTATATCTACCCAATTATTGCTTGTGCCATCATTTATATATTCATAAAGAATATCTGTTGTAGTTAAATACCAATGGTCTCCAGGTTTTGGTGATGATGGCGCAGTAGACGATGCTGTATATATTGTAACTGTATTTGCTTTTGTAAATGATGCATTGGCTGTTGTAAAGGCACCATTAGCAAAGCTAGCTGCCGAATTAGCCTGTAAGAAAGATGCGTTAGCTGTATCTCTGGCATAAGTGTCAGCACCGCCACTTGTGTTTGCTGCTAAGTAAGCTGCATTAGCGTGAGCATATGCCGAATTGGCAAAACCAGCCGTAGTGTTTTGTGATGCATAGGATGCATTAGCAGTTATAAAAGCACTGTTAGCAAAGCTAGCTGCTGAGTTGGCTTTATCAAAGGCTGCATTGGCAAATGTTGCACCAGAATTGGCAGTAGTAAAAGCACCATTAGCAAATGATGAACCAGAATTTGCTGCAGCAAAGGCTCCATTGGCATACAAACCAGCACTTGTTGCTTTATCATCAGATGTGTTAGCTGCTAAGAAGGCAAGATTAGCATATAGACTTGCTGAGTTAGCCACACCAAAAGAAGAATTGGCCTGGATGAATGCTGCATTAGCCTGACTAAATGCAAACCCGGCACTTGAACCGGAGTTGGCCGCAGCAAAGGCTCCATTGGCATATAGTGATGCAGAATTGGCTGCATCAAAAGCAGAATTGGCTTTATTAAATGCACTACCATTAGTGTCATCTATGATAAAGGGTTTTATTTTTAATAATGCCATTTTCTTTTTATTGTTTGTATTCTATATTTAGTTCGATCATTTAACATCAAGTGCGGCCGCAGGTGGAGTAAACGCAGATGTATACCTTGCATAACCTTTTGTGATGCGAAGATCGTCTATATATCCTGTAATAGGAATTGTGGTATCTCTTCCTGCCCCTATTACAAGTTGATTTGTTTGATTATAGTTAGTACTCAGAGTTACGGAATATGCTTGTGTGCCATTAACAAAAAGTTTAGTGGTTGTACCTGATCTAGTAAATGCTATATGGGTCCAACTATTATTAGTTACTGCCACACTACCCCCATAGTTATTAACAGTGTCGCTAAATGCCCAATAACCAGTATCATTGATAATAACCGACCACCCTGTATTGGCTGCGCCTTTACTAACAAATGCCCGCCAACTTGAGCCGCCAGTTACATAAGCCCAGAATTCAACAGTAAAATCCCCAGTTCCAAATTGCAAATTGACATTATTAGGAACAGTTAAATAATCTCCAGTACCATCAAAATACATACTAGCACTACCATATTTTTTAATACTTGTACTCAATTGTGCATTACCCGCAGTCTCTAAGTTATTCATCATAGAATAATCTAATATTGCTGGTTTACTATCCAGTAACAATGTTGTATTTTTAATAGCAGTTAATGGTGTGAGTGGAGGTACAAATGATGATGTGTAAAGTGCTTGACCTTTTAATACACGAAGGTTTGAAATGTAACCATTCATAAAATAATTTGCTGCTTGGCCGCCTATGATACCACCGGTTTCGGTTATGTTTGTGGTAAGTCCTGCTGTGGTATTATCAAGTATACCATTCAAAAACATTCTTACTGTACCACTTGATCTTGTCCATGCACAATGGTACCATTGCCCAGCAACCAGTGCCGTGCCTGAACTTTCTGTGCCAACCGTCGATGTTGTTATGTATAATTTATTTGATCCACCTAAACCAAATGCAAATCCAGCCGAACTAGTAGCAGTACCTGCAAACTGTCTATAACTTGCCCCAATGGTTGTTAAATAAACCCACAATTCAACAGTAAAGTCTCCTGTGCCAAACGTGTACGCCGTGGATCCAGTTGTGGCCAAATAATCCCCAGTACCATCAAAGTATGCAGAGCCACCGTGTACAACAGTATCATAACTTTGTAATGCACTTGTGGTGTAACCGAATGGGTTGTTCCTATTAGGTTTAGTGTCACCGGCCACAGTTATTGCAAATGCATTATTACTATTATCAATCATTGTAGTTGATTGACAGGTTAGTAAACTTGTGTTTGCAATTGCTGTTAGTGGTGTTGTGCTTGGTGTGAATGTAGAAGTATATAATGCAGTACCTTTGTTTACATGAAGGTTAGAAATATAACCAAAATGATACCAACTGGCGCCTGCATCTCCACCTATATGTGATATTCCTGCAACATAATCTGTAGTGTTTCCTGCTGCGGTACTGACAAGCGCACCGTTCACAAACAATCTTAAATTTGTTCCTGATCTAGAAACAGCAATATGATACCAGGTTCCTACTACTGGCACAAAACTATATACAATTTGATTTGCTGATCGATTTGAAACTACTATAGAATTTGCGTTAAATGCACCACTATCCCAATATAAATTAAAAGATCCGGTTGTTTGCATATCAATTATAGGCCTTGGTGCAGCAATCGATGACCAATTTACCCAGGCTTCTACTGTAAAATCGCCAGTGCCAAAAGCAAGATTGGCATTAGATGGCACAGACAAATAATCTGTTGTACCATCAAAGAAATTACTATAACTTGTTGGTGTCACTGTGTAATTACCGAACGGACTGAATCTTTGAACTGAAGTGTCACCATTTCTTGTTATCACACTGTTTATTGGAGAATAATCAACAAATTGATTTGAGTTACAGGTCAACAAACTGGTGTTAGCAATTGCTGTTAGTGGTGTTGTGCTTGGCGTGAATGTGGTTGTATAAACTGCGGTACCTTTTACAACACGAACATTAGAGATGTAACCTGTAATATAACTAGCCGACCCTCTGTCTTTACCAACAAATAAAGAAGTGCTAACTCCATTAAACGACTGTGAACTAGTTCCAGAACCATTTGATACACCATTTAAATAATGAGTTATAGTTGAACCTGAACGAACTACTGCAATATGATTCCATTGGTTTGCAGGTATTGTGTTAGTAGTAACTATTGCAACACCTCCTTGACCTTCAAATTGAAGTGTATTATTAGTAGCATTAAAATCTAAAAACCATCCTGCACTAATTGCTTGTGATGTGTTTGTATCAGCACAACCAACGATACCACCATAAGAACCATGTGCAGACCAATTTAACCAACATTCTATAGTAAAATCTCCAGGAAAAGCGAATGCAGAATTATATGAAGTTGACAATGAATCTCCAGTGCCATCAAAGTAATTACTCCAATCATCACCATAAGGACTAAAAGTACCTTGTGTGGCATTACCATTTCTTGTGATAATGTTAGTAACACTACTACTGTCCAAGAACATACTGTTATTGTTTGGTTGGTTGTATTGGCATGTTAACAAACTGGTGTTAGCAATTGCAGTTAGTGGTGTGGTTGACGGAGTGAATGTTGTGGTGTATAGTGCAGTCTTTGTCAATCTCCAGTTAGAAATGTATCCGTTAACATATTGGGCACTAGGTGCGTTAAGATATCCAATCCAGTTGTTTGTGCCAGTCATTAGAGTGGCACTACTTAATGTTTGCGTAGATCCTTGTTGTACACCATTTAAAAATACTCTGACACTGGTACCCGATTTAGATACTGCCATATGTTGCCAGGTATTCAATGTCAATGTGCCTAGGCCTGAACCAAGATTAATGCTCCAAGTAGTTCCGTTGGTAGACATTAGTAGAGAAATTGCTCCAGAACTTTCATAACCGAATCGTATAGCGGCATAATAGGATGCATTAGCATCTATTACCGCAACTGGATTACCGTTTGCCACAAATGTTGTAGGATAAACCCACGCTTCAATAGTGAAATCACTACCTGCTGGTTGTAGTGATGCGTTTCCGGATGGTAGTGTTAGGTAATCCCCGTTACCATCAAAGTATGTACTGCCGTATGTACTGTAACTATTGTCGAGTACAAATGGATCAAATGAATTTACTGCTGTGTTACCAGACGTTGTAATAGCAAAATTATTACTTGAAGTGTCAATCAAACGAGCTGATTGCATTCCTAAAAATTGTGTACCGGATATAGCAGTTAATGGTGATGTTGGCGGTGTGAATATTGTTGTGCCGGTAGTCGTACTACTGGTTGAGTAGGCTGATACAATTGACCCTCGCACAACTCGCATATTAGAAATATAACCAATGATGCCGCCGGCTTCGGTCGCTGTCCTCCAAGATGAGCCCCCTGATGGAAAATTATTTCCACCCGATCCTGAATATGCTCTTAGCACGCCATTAACAAATATACGCATCGCCGAACCAGTTCTAGTGATACACAAATGTAACCACTGATTGGTTAATGATGATATACTATAACTTGTTATGGCGCCTGTACCGTTTCCACCAACTACTAATGTTCCACCACTTAAATAAATTTGAAATGATCCACCAACCCCTGTACTACTTTCAAATATTCTAGGATAATCACCACCCATTGTTGAAATATATACCCAACATTCCCATGTAAAATCTTCTGTACCAATGGGCCCAGCATTTCCACCAATTGTATATACATCACTAGTGCCATCAAAGTATGCACTATAATAACCTGTTGTATATGGATTAAAGTAATTTGGTTTCGTGTCACCATTGACTGTTATTGCAAGTGCATTTGTACTTGCATCTGCATTGAACGGTATTGATGGTGTTTCACCATTTAATAGAAGTACATTGTATGGCCAGTAAGTATCACCAGACACACTCACTACCCAATTAAATGTTCTTGTTGCAGTGCGACCTGTTGTGGCTGCTGTTGCTGTGATTAAACTGCCACTATTTCCTGTTACAGTTGGAGTGCCCACGATAGTTGCACCGCTGACACTTAATCCTGTCGGTAAACTATTTGCAGTATATGTAATACTTTTACCTGCAGCACTAGAAGCATCCATATTGAAAGTTGTCATTGCAGAATTTTGTGCCAATGAAGTCACATATTGATCCGCAGGACTATTCCATGTAACAACATCTTGATTAACCACAAAACCAATATTTCTGGTTGCTGTTCTATTTGTTGTGGCTGCTGTTGCCGTCAATTGAGTGTAACTGGTACCTGTAACTGTTGGTGTACCTGAAATTGTATTGCCAGTTAATGTGATACCTGTTGGTAAACTATTCGCAGTATATGCAATATTTTTACCTGCAGCACTAGTTGAAATTAAAGATATCGAACTTATGGCTGAATGTTCATATACTGTAGTTGTCGAGTTGTCTGCTGGACTACTCCATGTAACCGAATCAGGATTTATTGTTATACTAAATGCACGGTCCGTATCTTGATTTTGTCCGTCAGTTGCACGAATGGTAAAACTATATGTTGTTGGGCTGTCTGTGGCCTGTGAAGTTCCAGATATCAATCCGGTTGATGTATTCAAAGAACTTCCTGGTGGTAATGTACCCGATAACAAACTATAGGTAACTGAAACATCAGCTGCAGCGTCCACTACAGATGCTACAGGAGCGGTCTCATAAACTGTTGCAAGACTTCCTGCAGCTGTTGTCCATGCTGGTGTGCCACTATAACTAATGCCAGGAACTGCAATCGCCGTACCACCATCTGTGTTCACAACATAAAGTGTGTATGTTCCCGAAGATTGTGCAGGTGCAGTGAACGTCAAACTTGTAGGACTCACAACACTCACAACACTTGCTGGTGTACCATTAACAATAACAGAGGCACCTGTATTAAATCCAGTTCCAGATATTGAAATCGTTTGATTGCCACCAGTATTTGCGGCAGTATCATCTCCAGGATAAGTAATCGTTGTAATTTTTGGAACAGAAGAAACTCCTGTTGTAGACAGTACTGTACTTACAACATTGGATAAAGCATTTGCTTTTAGGTTTGTTAGATTTGTTGTTGCCATTATAACTCCAATACTTTCCATCCATATGTGCTATTACTGTATACTAAACCAAAACTACTTTGGTCTACGTTAACTATTAAATCGTTTGTATTGCCTTGTATTTTGTGTGAATTTCTATTAATGGTTAAATTATTTGCACTAAATGTTCCGGCCAAATCATTGAGTCTGATAGTGTCTCCTAAAGTTGCACTTACGGGTAAAGTCATTGTTAATGGACCACCCATAGTATTTACAAAGTAACCAGAACTGACAGTCATTGTAGTGTTTGCATTTGCAATATACCATGTGATTGATGAACCAGCACCACCAGCACCAGTCAATGTGGTTACTTCAATATATGATGTGCTCGGTGGATTTGAATCAAAAGTTAATAAGTTCCCAGTTAAACTATATGAAGCTTTAGGTTGCAAGACACCCTGTACAGCAACAAAAGTTATATTAGCACTTGTTGGTGTGGTTGATAATGTGAAAGCTGACGTTGAACCGTCACCAGTAAACACATCAACATATCCTGTTAATGCTCCTCCACCACCTCCAGTATTTGCTGCAGCAAATGCCGCATTGGCTCTATCGAAAGCTCCGTTAGCATATAGACTTGATGAATTAGCAGCACCAAACGCAGAGTTTGATTGTAAGAAAGCACCGTTGGCCAGTGCCGCTGCAGTATTTGCTCCTATAAAAGCACCATTGGCAAACAACGATGCTGAGTTGGCGGTTACAAATGCACCATTGGCAAATGAACCGGCTACCCTTACATCTTTATTTGATTGGTTGCCAATATAAGTAAATTGCATATTATGTTATTTCTAATAAACTTACAATAACATCTGCTGCTGATGCGTTACTGGTTGAAACTTTAAGTATATCATTGGCTTCTAATACCAATTTTTGTTCACCACCGATGGTGATTAAAGAATTACCTGGATCGATTGTAGCCATCTTAACCATATAATAATCCGAACCACCAGATGTTACTATAACATTTGCAGTTATCGCAGTGTTCAATATGTTTGCAATAGTCATACCAATAATTGTGGTAGATACACCTGTACCGGCAGTGTATACGGTTGTGGGTGAAGTTCCGACTGCTGCTTGTAGTTGATTTTTGAAAGTATTTGCCATTTAAATTTCCTTATACTCTATTTATTTCATCAACTAAATGCGATAGTGAAAGCAACAATATCTGCGTTTACATCAAGTGCAGTTGTACCTGTATTTGCTTTCTCAAAAGCTGCATTGGCATGAATGAAGGCCGCATTAGCTCTATCAAATGCAGGTCCAGGATCACTGCCGCCAGCAACTGATGCATTGATTGTGATTGTTTTTGTGGTTGTATTGGTGCTGATGGTTACATTATTACCAGCAGCGAAAGACAGTGTGTCTGAACCACTTGTGGCTAATATTAAGGAACTATTAGCATTGATTGTGTCAAAAGAAAATTGGTTGGAAATGTATGATGTTCCACCAAGACTGTTTTTGTAATACAGTTTACCATCGGCATAGTTAAGCGCCAACTCACCATTAGCTAGGCCTGTTGGTGTGTTTCCTGTAACGCCTGATTTTTTTAACCGTATTGCTGTATTTGACATTTACTTAGAACGTTCCGCCATCCTTGATTGGGCCATCAGTACCAATTAAACCGGTTAGGGTTGTTGGTACCACTTCTTTATTTAGCTCATCAATTTTTTTTCTTTTGGCAGGAGGTAGTTGCAAGTAATCAATTTTAGCAATTAATTCATCTATCTTATTGTTATATTCACTTTTTTCAGTTTCGTGTTTCCGAATCAAATTGTTAACAGCATCTTCATTTTGTTTTAATAATGCCGCAACAGTCTTTTCATTCTGTTCCGTTAATGCATTAATTTTTCCATTATTTTCAGATGCAAGAGAGTTGATTCTATTTTCAAGTTCTGAACGAACCCTATTAGTTTCTTCTCTTGCTCTAACCAATTCACCTTTAAATGTTTCCACATGCCCAGCTTGATTCTTAACACTATCATAGTCACGAAATTTAGTAATCAATTCATCAATTTCGGTTTGATGTTTACTTTTCAATTCGTTAACATCGTTACCTAATTTTGTTACAAGTTTTTCACTTTCAGATAATTTATTTTCCAATTCTTGAACAGCCTTACTTTGATTTGATTCGCCGTTTTGTTTCAATTCTTGAATCGTTTGTTGCAACTCAAGATTTGATTTTGCTAACGCATCAATCTTTTCCGACTGTTCTTTCACAACATCATCAGTTATTTTCGCATTCGCTTGCATTGAGATATTTCGAATAACACAATCTGTCATTGTGCTTGTCAAGGTCTCAACATAATAATTTAAATACTTCTCATTTGCCATTTCAAACTCCTATCATAAAAAAATCTATTACATTATATAGTCAGCTTAGAATTGTCCTCCGTCTATTGCTGATGACCACACTGGTACACCTGCATCTGTGACTGTAAGAATTTGATTAGACCATGTTTGATCTGCTGAACCGGATGCAGATGTAACAGCCAATGCATTTGTTCCATCGCCGTATACGATACCTTTTGCGGTGAATGTTGCGGCACCTGTACCACCTTGAGCAACAGTCAAACCAGAAATGTCTGCCGCAGTTGCTGCTGTTACACGACCATAAGCATCAACAGTCAATGAAGTGATTGTTTTTGCAGCACCCAATGTGCCTGTTAATGAATAACCAGCATTAGCAATAGACTGAATTGCACCAGAGCCATTACCAATCAACATTAGGCCACTAGTGAATGTATTTACACCAGTACCGCCTTGTGTAACAGTTAGACCAGAAATGTCTGCTGCTGTTGCAGCACTTACACGACCATAGTCATCTACAGTCAATGATGTAATTGTCTTAGATGCACTTAATGAACCAGTCAGTGTATAGGTAACGTTTGCAAGTTCTACTAGAGCATCTGTACCATTACCAATAACAACTTTACCTGAAGCAAAAGTAGATTTACCTGTACCACCTTGACCGACTGTTAGACCAGCAATTTGATTGAATGTGGCCGCAGTGAATCTACCATATGCATCTACTGTTACTGATGTAATGGTATTGTTTTGTGTACCTGTTGTTGGTCCACTTTGCGTTGCAACGAATGAACTGTTAGCAAGTACTTTTAGTGAATCTGTGCCATCACCAATAACAATACCACCAGCAGTGAATGAACTTGCACCAGTACCACCGTTAGGTACTGTTAAGTCATCAGTTAGTGTTAGTGATTTAAGTGTTGTTGCACCAGCAACATTCAAGGTACCAACTTGTAATACTGCTGCATTTGCCCATTGTGAAATCAAATTAGATTTCAAGTTTGCTTGGCGGAAGCTTCCATCTGCAACGTTGATAACGTTACCTGTTGGTTCTACGTTGTAATTGTCAAACAAATAGAAGAAACCATCACCAGCATGACGCATCAAACCTGCATGGCGGTCTGCACCATTGTTGTAGTGGCCGTAGAAACCAATATCGACTGCATCTGATGCATTGTTTTTACCAAGTGCAATCAACGAGTCTTCGACAGTAAGTGTTTCAACGTTGTATGTTGTTGATGTGCCTAAGATGGATAAGTTACCACTGATGATAATATCACCATCAATTGTTTGTCTTAAATTAGGTGTATTTGCACGAACAACCGTGTTATCAACATCGACAGTTACTTGATTGTTTGTTACAGTTGTTGTAAGACCTGCACCACCAGAAATTGTAAATGTGTCGGTTGCCAGATTAACAACATCGTTTGTACCAGAATCAGCTGCAACAGTCAATGCAGTTGAGATTGTTGACGAATTGGCAATCGTCATAACACGGCCGTTTGCAGCTACCTGGATGATAGGTATAACTGTTGAACCACCGTAGAAACCAGGAGTAAGACCAGAAATTGAATTTAGTGCAGCACTTAATGTTGCATTTGCAGTACCAACATATAGCTGTGGAGTTGCAGTAATGTCACCACCAGTAACTTCAATATATCTATGTGTTTGGAATTGTGTTGCAGTGTTTGCGTTACCTGAGAATTCAGTTGTACTTAATGTACCACCGTTAGAGAAACTAAGACTTCTAACGTTTGCGTGGCCAACAAAAATGTTACCAGTTTCACTACGTTGAACAAGTGTGCCTCCAGTATTTGAACTGGTTGCAGCATCAATTGTTGATGTGTAGTATTGTCCACCAATATTAACAACACCTGTACCAGCAGGTGAACCAATAAACATGGTATTGGATTGATATGAATAAGCTAATTCACCCGCTTGTAGATTGGCTGGTACGCCTGTGGTAAGGGAACGTTTAATTCTTAGTGCTGTATTTGCCATTATTATTATCCTTGTTGTTAGTTGGATTTAAATCCTATGATCTATTTATTAAAATGTGCCACCGTCAAAATCACTAATTGTATTTAAAATAGTATTACTGATATATTCTGATCCACCAATGCTAATGATATTGTTGGTCCACAATTGACTTTGCACATTTAATGTGGAACTACCAATAAAAAGTGTATTTGAAAGGAAAGAGTAAGCTAATTCTCCGTCTGCTAGATTGCCAGGTGCCGTGTTTGCATATGAACGGAGAATCTGTATTGTTGTATTAGATGCCATTTAGAAGAACCCTGAATCAGCACCCTGGAAAGCCAAATAAGTTACTGAATTTGCTACTGCGGCCTGAATTGCTGCTTCTGAAATTACACCACCAACAGTTTGAACAGGCGCAAAACCACCAACCGGCGATACCACAATCGCAATCGGATTAGGATTTGCTGTTGTTGGTGCAGCTGCAAATGAAATTGCACCAGTTGTTGCTTCAGCTTTGATCTGTGTTCCGTCCAAGTCAATTGTGTTACCACTTAGATATAGACTTCTGAATTTTTGTGTTCTACTACCAAGGTCAAATGTTCTTGAAGTTGTTGGTAATAGATTTCCGTGTACAGGAGTGTCGGTACCAAGGCCTCTGGCAGAAAATGTTTTGGTTTGTGAGTTATAGACAATTACATCACCAGTGTTTGCGCCTTCCAAAGAAAGGTCAGTCAAACTCCTAAGTGTCTTTGTACCATAGGAAAGTGTTTGTACCTTAGTTTTTTGGCCCTCAACTCTAACTTTTACGGTTGCAGGTTGTCTGACAGTTACCGTTGGCATATTATTCCTTTAAAATACTGTAACTTGGGGTAAAACGTTCACAACTCCCTCTAAAACCCGTATGACTGTGTTTGAAGAATCTTTGATAATCACATCATACACATAACGACCAGCAGAAATATTTGCCGTATTTGCATACGGTAAAGATAATATTATAATACCTTCCGTTGGATCATTAACTGTTATTACAAAATTTGCGGTTGTGCTACTAGAATAGTATGACTTTTTCATGGCAGCTTTTACTTGGCTACCAGTTAGGGTAAAAGGTGAACCATCAGCTTGATCCAATGTAATGGATGTACTAAAGTTTGAACCTTGTTCTAGAAATAATTCTTGGTAACCAGCTGGCATTGTTTAACCCCTTTTGGAGGTATTTATACTCAAAGGAAATGGTAAAAAGTAAATTCGCTTTTTGGACTTTTGGATCTGTCGGAGAAAATTCTCGGGCCGGAACGCAAAAATTCGAAATTTGTTGTTAAATATTATTTTTCAATTCTTTTACTTCTGCACGTAATTCTTTAATACCTTCAATTAATAATGGAATTAACTTTTCGTAACGTACTGTTAAGTATTTCTCATCAATTGGTGCAGGCACAACAACTCCACAGTCCGGTAATTGTTTTTGAACCTGTTGTGCAGATATACCAATTTGACGATGTTTTGTATACCCTAATGATTCTGCTAATTCATTTTCTTCATAGTAGAAACCACTTAATTGTTCAATTTTATCTAGTGCATTTTCAATGTCACCAAGTTTAGTTTTCAATCTGTCATCAGAATAATATGCAGTAATGTTATTAGTTGCACGAATTTCACCCCCGGTACCAGTGGCTGCAGTACCAATACCTAATGAATTAAATTGAGGATTTGAACTAGTATCAATACCTTGGGGTGGTGAGTAGATGGCGGGGATGACGGGCCTTCCACTCAAATCTCCGTATGCTCCGCTTGTTGCAACAGTCGCTAATCCCGAAACTGAACCAGCAGCAATTGCAATATTCGTTGCAACTACAGAAGTAACTCTACCTTTTGAATCTACCGCAATTTTTGGAACTACTGAAGCTGTTCCAAATGTACCAGTACTAGTACCAGCATTACTTAATCTGGCATCTGGTAATGTACCCGAACTAATATTACCAGCATTTGTTGTGTCTGTGGTTGCTGAGGCTGCAAATGTTGGATAACTTGTGATTTGAGAAGTTGCAATTTGTATTGCAACATTTGATGCACCAGTAATTCTTCCTTTTGAGTCCACTATAACTTGACTAACACTTGAAGCGGTACCATGTGTGGCTGCAACAACACCAGTATCTGATAATCTTGCGTTTGGTAAAGTACCTGAACTGATGTTACCAGCATTTGTAGTATCTGTGGTTGCCGATGATGCTAATCCTGAAACTGCACTGGAAGCAATTGCGATTGCAATATTGGCCACTCCAGTGGCTCTACCTTTTGCATCCACTATAATTCTTGGAACAATACTTGCACTTCCATATGAACCTGCTGCAGCACCAGTATCAGGCAATCTCGCATCAGCCAGTGTGCCACTAGTAATTTGAGATGTAGCTATACCAATAGTAGTATTGGTGACACCAGTAATTCTACCTTGTGGATCAACAACTATAACTGGTATTGCGGCACCAGTACCGTGTGTGGCTGCTACAACATCCGTATTTTCTAGAACTGACGGCGTAATCTTTGTTGTCATTTATTTTGCCTTTTTATTTCATGCATTTTTGTTTTCATCCAATACATTTTCATAAAAATGTACATTTTCATTGGATTCAAAATTTATTTTTTGAGGATTAAATTTGTCAATTATTTGTTGATATAAAGGATGACTTGGTTCGACATTAATGATTTGAATAACGTCATTCGGTGTTATATTTTTTCCTTTTTCAAATTCATCCACAACAATACGATCTTCAGGCAAAACGTTTGCTTTAACATAGGCTCGTATAGTGTTATGTGGAAATTTGGAAGTATGTTGAATATATTCTACTTGTAAAATTTTATTGATTGAAAGTGTCATTTATTTTGCTCCATTAAAAATTAAGTTTCAACTTATGTACCAACTTTATATGCCATAAATCTTACATGGCCTCCAGCATACCAATATCCTGTGGGCCCGCCGTTAGCATATGCTCTCCACTCATTAGCAACGTCAGGTGCTAATCTATAAACATGTTTATTTGTGGCGCTTGGAATAGTTCCATCATTTCTCCAGCCAAGAACACTATCCGCATAATGTGCTCTACTGGTAGCTAACCCAGACGTTTCCCACCAATGCGTACCTGGTCTAAAATAATCATTTCCAAATTTCATTGTAACTCTGACGTTATTACCTGCGGCCAGATAATATGGTGTTTTTTGGCGACCTAACGCCGCCAAAGTGGTGTCCTCGTTAGACCAATGAAAATAACCATAAGGTCCGTATGTTTGAAATGGTCTTGCTGCAACATAGACATTACCGTCAGCTGGCATATAATTAACCGTATCATAATTTTGTGTTGTTAATTTAATTAATCTCCAAATACCATCAACAAGAACTTCGACAACCAACCATAGATAAGTGGTACCGCTTGCCCACATACTGGAATTTAATCTTTGTCCTCGATAGAACATATCTGGTTCTGTTATGTTCCACCAACCTGCGCTAGGAATATTTAAATATTGAACCGTACTCCAACCACTACCAACCCAACCTGGACCAGTATATGTACTAGTATAAGTAACACCACCAACTGATCCCATTCCAAACATTTCTTGATAAGTAAAGTATGCTGTGCCTTGAGTAACATTTGATGCTGAACCAGCAGTTGTGGCGTATCCAGCATTTCCAGCACTTGATGCATATCCAGCATTTCCAGCATATCCAGCACTTCCAGCATAAGTGGCATTTCCAGCACTTCCAGCATAACCAACACTCAACGATCCGGTTTGATATGAACGCAAGTAACTATCACTACCGTTTGTACCCCAAACTCTTGGTGGGTTGCTAGCATTATTTTCGTCACCATTACTTGAATTAATGTAACCGGTTTTTAAATAACCGCTTGCATCAGTTCTTACAATTTTGTTTGCTTCATTGTTTCTATCTGCATGTACATTTAATCCAGCAACAGTTGTTGAATTTCCAGCACTTGTAGCATAACCTGCATTTGTAGCAGAACCAGCACTTGTAGCATAAGAAACAGACTGTGAACCAATGTTGGTGCTGTTGATATATGTTACCCAGCCACCATAATTACCAGCTTGTATATTTCTGGTTCTAAGTAAATTAGCATTGTCTTCCCAACCCCATGCAACCTGAACACCCCACAAATTAGATGCATTGGTGTGACGCATGTTCTGTTGGAACCACCAACTTCCACCTGGACCACCAGTTGAGCTTCCTGATGAAGTATCACCACGAAGAACTGTACTTCCGGCCGGAGCGTGTGAGAAATCGGTATTCCAATTGGAATTGAAACCCATTGTTACGTTATTTGCATAAGTAGAATTCGTAGCAAATGCAGAAGTGATATTCCAATTTCCAGAAGCACCAGTGCCTGTTAATGTTGGTGCATACGAATTATAGTTACCAGAATCTAGTATAACATAAGAAGCGCCACCTCGACTCCATCCACCAGTTCTTAATTGGTTATCGGTACCAAGTCCAAAATTAATTGCATATACGCCAGGTCTGTGAAAAGACATGGCCGCAGCACCATTGCCTTGTGATTGAACTTGTGGTCCTAAATGGCCAACATAAGAAACATCTTGGCCAGACACAGTATAACCTAAATCTCCAGCAGTACTAATAAGATTATTAGCACTATCAGCAATTCCGTTAATATTCACACCTGTCAGTCTTTGGAATCCAGTTGCACGATTCAATGCAATAGAAGTTGTACCAATAAAGTGTGATGAATTGCCTAGTATAGTACTTGAAATTGTACCACCAGATAATTTATCTGCATTTAATGATGTTAACCAAGTAGGATTTGCATAACTTCCTGTCGAATACAATCCATTTGTTACTGTACCTGCATTACCGGTTATACTGTGTGAGAATGTCCAACTAGAATTTGCTAAATCGTGTACATATTGTCCAGTTGCGAATGAAGTATTTGCGGTTGCTTTGTTTATTGTTTGACCAATAACTTGACCAGAAAATGTGCCGCCAGTCTTTGGCATTTTACCAGATTCTAAACCATCAATTGCAGACTGAATAGTGCCTGCTGTAAGTGCTCCTGTTGCTGGACCATATACAATGTTATTTGCAAAATATTCATATACTGCATAACCATCTACTTCGACCAATATTTTATCATTAACAACTGGTGCAACAGTCATTGTTACTCTAGATGTACCAGAATTTAAAGTATATTCAGATTCTAATTGACGAACACCGTTAATATACACCCTAACCTGGTTGGCTTGACTGAATGTTGGTGTTGCATATATTGTTGTTGTACCATCACCAGTATAAGACAATCTATTAGATGTAATTCTAGTACCAGGTTGAGTGCCTGCACCTCCTGCACCAGCAGCAGTCCAGTAGAAGTTACCTGATCCACCAGTTGCAAGTACGTAACCTGAAGTTCCACTTGCTGTGCCTGTAGCAGCTGCAACCAATGTGTTGAAAGCTGATGAAGCTGATGTTGAACCAGTGCCACCAGATGAAGTTGATAGTGGAGTTCCTGTTAGTGTTAAACCTGTAAATGACGGACTTGCGGTTGTTTGCAAATCTTGTGATGTACTAATTGCCAATGTGTTTGCAGTAACTGAATGTATTGCAATGCCGTTATTAGATGTTAAGGTTAATGATGCACTTGTTGGTGATATTGAACCTCTTGTTCCTTTAATCTCAGCAGTTGCAGCATTAGCTTTACCGAAAGCCGCATTAGCCTGTGCAAACGCAGGCGCAATTTGTGGAGCAACGTTGTTGGCCGAAGCAAAAGCAGAATTGGCATAAGATGATGCTGAGTTGGCAGCACCAAATGCACTATTGGCATAAATTGAAACGGAGTTTGCATCACGGAATGCACCATTTGCATACAATGATGCGGAATCTGAACGACTTTTTAACCAAGTATTTGCTGCTGTTATATTATCATTTAGTGTTTTTGCAGCAGTCAGTGATGCAGCTTTAGTTCCATCAGTAGTTGATATTGAATCACTAATTTGTTGTTCGGTAATAATTCTGTAGTATGAAGATGATTCAAAACTATCTACATCATTAATATCAAAATAATTTCCTGTTTCATTCCAACGAATAGATGCATTTGATGCAACACCATTTGCTACACCATTAGCTGTTCTGAAAGTGCTAAATTTTGATGTTTGATTTGGTGTTCCTTGACTTATTATAAATTCATTTGAATTAAATACTGTTCTTCCATTAAGTGTGAAATTACCAGCAATACTTAAACCACCTTCACCGACTTGTAGGTTGTGAACTCTCGCTTCAGCACTTTCAGCATCAATTAAATTGGAAATGCGTACATTTGGTGTCCAAACATCAGTATTTGCTCTTATTGTGTTTGCTCTTACTGTGTCGGTTGCCCAAACATTTACTGTATTAACACGGGAATTTGCTTGTAATATATTGGTAAACGTTGTACCAGTAACCGACATTGTTCTGGTATTAGCTGAACTATTAGCTTGTAGAACATCTGTAAATGTGGTACCAGTAACCGACATTGTTCTGGTATTAGCTGAACTATTAGCTTGTAACACATCCGTGAATGTAGTACCAGTAACTGAAGCAGTTGTTGTATTCGTTGATACGTTAGCTTGCACAACATTGGCATACATTGTCCAAACTACGTATGCATTAGATGTATTGGATGATGTATTAGCTTGTAACACATTAGTAAAAGAAGTTCCTGTTACTGATAATGTTGTAGTATTTGCTGATGTATTTGCTTGCAATTCATTCGTGTGTGTGGTGCCAGATACAAAAGCTGTTGCAGTTGTTGTAAATGTATTTGCTTGCAATACATCTGTAAATGTGGTACCAGTGACAGAAGCTGTTGTTGTATTGGTTGACACATTAGCTTGCACAACATTTGCATATAGTGTGTGCATAACCGATGCATTAGATGTATTGGTTGATGAGTTGGCTTGCACTACATTTGCATATAGTGTGTGCATAACCGATGCATTGGAAGTGTTGGATGATGTATTGGCTTGTAATACATGTGTAAATGTGGTACCAGTAACAGAAGCTGTTGCTGTATTTGTAGATATGTTTGCCTGTACTACATTTGCCCACAAGGTATGTATAACGGATGCATTGGCTGTATTGGTAGATGTGTTTGCTTGTAACACATTTACCCAAGCTGTGCCACTTACACCAACAGATGTTGTAGTAACATGTGTATTGGCCTGAATAGTTGCAGTAAGAATACTTGTGTTTGCTTGCACATCATTAGTAAACACTTTGTTGTTTGCAGAAAGTGTACCTGTCAATACACTGGTATTTGATTGTATTCTGTTGGTATACAGTGTGTTGAAAATTGAAGCATTAGAAGTGTTGACAGAATTGTTTGACTGCAATGTTTCTGTAAATGTTCCACCTACTACAGAAATGCTTCCACCAAATCGTGAATTGTTTGCAACTCTTAGTGCTGTGTCTGATCCTAAAACGTTTAATACATTACCAACATTGGCTGTTCCTGTTGTTGCAAGACTTAGATTTCCATTTGAAAAGTAACCTTGCCCTTCCACATTCAAATTGTTTTGAATGATTGCAGAAGAACCAATACCTTGCACTGAAAATGTCTTTTGAACAATAACATTTCCGTTTGATTGTAATGCTGTCTGTGAATTTTCTGAAAGGAATAATGTTCCAGAATCTTTGACATAATTTTCTTTGGCAAGAATGTTGTTTTCGGTAACCAGATTGTTGGTCGCAACCATCCAATCACCAAATGTATTGGCATAACTTAATGAGGATACTGTATTAGCCATTTTAACCTTTTTCTAATAGTTTTAATAACAAACTTTTTATTTCCGTTATATCTTCCCTGAGCACTTTGACCTCAGACTTAACATTATTTATTTCTTCTTTTTGAGACTCTAGTGCTCGGCGTTTATTTAAATATTCATCCAAACCATTTTTATCTTGGTTTATAATTGCACCACTTCTGGTATCTCTAACAAGTTTTGTACCTTCAACTCTCAAATACATAATTAACCAATCGAACTATTGATATTTGAAGGTAGTGCAATACATCTCATGTCTGTCAAATGAGGTACAATAGTTGTATCTGTAGTCAACAAAACAATTTTGATTGCAAACTGATTGAATGAGTTATATGTTTGGCCATTTGTTGATGTATAAGAAACATAACCTTGTTCTGTACCTAAACTTCCTGGTGCAAAAGTATATTCATGCAAATCACCTCTGAATTTAGAATACAATGTGTTAGAATTCTTTGTTTTGGTCATTAGGATCCAAGAACCATCAGCAAACGATTGTGTATCATTTCTATTCAAAATCTTGTAGTACACTTGTATATCTGTTTTTGCGGGACGATATGCAGACAAATAGACATTCAAATCTCCAGAATCAAAACCTGCTTCTAACACAACCTTCTTGGTTATATATCTTGTTGCTGCAGGACCACCATTCTTGGAAGTTTCACCTGTAATGATTGCAGATGCACCTGCCGCAGAACCACCAGAAACATCAATTGAAACAGTTGGTGTTTCTATGTATCCTGAACCTGGTGTTGTTAGATAGATTGAAGTAATTTTACCAGCTTCAATCACAGGTGATGCATAAGCTTGTACTGCATTTGCACCTGTTGGTGCAGAAATAGAAACTGTTGTATTGCCTGTTGCATAACTGCTTCCTTGAGAAACAATAGATATCAAACTATTTGACAATTCACAATTGTTTATGTTGTATTGAACTGTAAATACAGTAGTACCAGCATCAGAAATGACTGGAGAAACTGCATTATCTTGTGATGATAACTGGCCGTACAATGAGAAAGATGTTTCCGAATTGGCAACCAAAACTCTTTGTCGTTGATTATCATCCAAATAAATGTGTTCATACATTGTTGTACCAAATTTACCTGGATTTATTGCAACTTGGCCAGCAGATGTACCACCTTGCAGTGTTGCATCATAGGTATAGTTGATTGAGGTTGATGATGGAACAAAATCGGTTGTTGATATATTAAAAGCATCCACTAATATATTAGAATTTGATGTTGTTGATATCAAATCTGTCATTGTGTTTGCATTTTTATAGAAATCAATTTCAGAATCAACCAAAGTTCTTTGTGGTAACTTTTTAGGTATAACCATTCTAATTGATGGTGTAACAGCAGTGTTAAACACACAACGATCAATTGTAAACATCACAGATTGATTTTGGTCAGCTTCCCATGTCTGAGAATTTTGTGATATAAACATACCACCAACATAGTGTGCAGCTGATATTTTTGTAATTGAACTTGGATATGGATCAGTTGATAGATTTTTTACTGTTGATGGTAATGCATCTTCATTGTTTGATGCTGTCCACAATGTGTACTCATTAGACAAAGATTTAACAATAAATGCATATAATACACCAGATTGAATATACACTGGAGAAGTAAAGGTAAATTCAGTGTATGTAGTTGAATCTAAATGCTGCGGAGTTGAAGAAACTTTAACTTTAGTTGGATCCAAAGTAACCACTGAATGGTCCAATGTTACTCCATTCGGATAACCATTTAATGTACCAACAATTGAAAGTGTTATTGGTGAACCATCATTTGTTGATGTTGGTTTTGATGCAAAGAACACTCTGATTGATGACAAGAATGCACCGTTTGGAAAGTTTGTTGGATCAATCTGGAAAGTTTGAGCAACCGGATCTCCTGTTGCTGGTGGTGGAACAGGTAAATCTGTTACAATCCTTCTTGATTGAACTTCTGATGTGTTGGTTGTATAAGAAGAATCTTTATACAATGTTTGTTTGAAAGTATCTTTTGCCCCAGATGGTGATGCACCAAAATCAATAGTTTGTCTATTGATTTGCAAACCTTCCGCATAGAAAGTACCTTCAGCATATGTTGTTACTGTGCCAACATTGTTATTGATACGATTGTCTAAACGGAAGACTTTTTGGCCGGTGTGGAAAGTATTTGCTGGTACAGTGAACACACCAAAGAAATCACCACGTTCATTGGATTCAATCGAACCTGTAGCTGAACCAATAGAATATGTTTCTTTATCTGGTAATCCAACAACTGAAGCTACTACTATAGGTGTTGCAAGTGTTGCAACTTTTGTTGATCCAACATAATCTGAAATCACAGCTGACTGGCCAGCACCTGTACCAGATGTTATATAAATCGTTAAACCATTGTAAAAATCATTTACACTTGATGCTAGTGGTGATAATTGTATTGATGTAGTAGATGTTGAATCTTTTAATGTACCACTGTAGTGTTCACTAGAGTTGCTAAATTGTGTTGCAACAACACTACCAGAAGCAGTAGAAGATTGATAAACACCTGATGCATTGAAGAATCCATTTTGTAAAGCTAAACCATTATTGTATGTGGTTGTCTTAAAGTCATTTGAAACATATAAACGAATCTTGGTTGTATCTGTGTAGTTGTACACACCTTCAACTTTACCTGTAGGTGTGAATGTACCAGCTGAATAGTAACCAATAATGTCGCCAGCTTTAAATGTGCCAGTCACGGATGCAACTTCAATTGTATTCAATCTACGAACATAAGAATCAACACTTACATTATCAAAGAAAGCATATAACTTGGTTTTAATTAACAGGTTAGAAGCTTTAATCATAATCTGCTGTGGTTTGATCCACGGCAAAATACTAATATCATTTATGTAACCATTATTCAATGAATAGGTGTTATCTATTTTGTTGTATGGTCCAAGTAAATTAGTTTGTTGTTCTTTAAACTTTGTCAGGTAAGTTGAAGAAAGTGTGGAATTTTGTATTGATGTTTGTTGTAAACCGGTTGATCCACCTGTCCAACCAACACTATTAGATACTGTTGCCCAGGGGCTAGATGTTTGTGACTGTAAACTTGTTGCTGATGTTCCGGGAACTGTTTGCCAATCACCAAAAGATAATGTGTTGTTTACATTACCTCTTTGATATATTTGCAAACTAGGATCAACAACCAACAAAGCGGGTGAATATGTTGTATCAACCCAATTGTCCATGTTTGGAGACAACGACAAGCTACCTTTTGAAAAAGGTGTATTGAATGGGTTCACATTGGTTGTTCTGCTTGCCAATTTTTGTGATACTATAATGCTTGTGGTATATGGCAATGTGAAATAATTCACTGAACCATCTCGACTAACATTAAAATTCAACGCAGAAATTGATGATGATGTTGGTGAATTCATGTTATACACCATGGCCAAATTCTTCAATGGGAAATTTTTAACATCTTGGCCAGCCGTTAACTGTCTGGTTCTTCTATTAATGTTTGCATTGAAATCAGTAACACCAGAGTCTGAAGCAGAAAAACTTGAGAAATCATCTACCATAATACCATTTTTGAATCTATTTAATCCGTATGCATCAGAGATTTGCAATGAGTTTGCATTTTGTTCCAATGAATTCAAAGAAGTATAGTATTCAACACGGTTAATTCTTGTGTCAAGGCCAGCAATGTCAGCCATTGTGTAACGGCGGTGTTGCACTTTTTCTATAGACAAATCTGGTAATTTACCAACAGGTGACTCGGTTGTTACATATCCGGTATATGGATTGTGTGTAATGTTGGCTATTGTTAATGAGGAATCTGGCTCATTAGGTAGAATAGGGTTGATTGAAGGAGAACCCTCAACTATTTGTAGACTTCTATCTTTGGTTAAAACTAATTTATCTTTACGACCAAGATAATGTTCATAGTCACAAATAAAACTTGTTGAATCTACAGGCAATAAAATTCCAACTCTTGTGTCTGATGGATTAGAGTAACGGAAAACAAAATCTGTTTGAGCATTTTGACGGGATGGTCTAAAATCCAAACAATCTCTCAACGAATATGTTGTTCCATTTTTACTTGTGTAATCTGGAATTTCTCTATAATTTTCTGGTGAATCTGAACTGGTGTAAGATGTTTGACTGAAATAACCATCACCACCAGAATGCTTGTAGTAATCAAGGTACACAAGTAAATTGCCTGCTGGTTTAGGTGCACCAGGTTTTAATGTAATTGATGCATGGTCATAATAACCATCTCTTTGGCCATTATCGAAAACATAATTATTTGTAACATCATATGTTGAATTATTATACATTGTTGTTAATGGCAATGTACCTGAAGCTTTTGTATCAATGATTTTCACAATTCGTTTCACATCAGATAGATACAATGATTGTTTTGTTCCAGGAGCAACAACACCTGCGGCTTGTATGTAAACTTGGCCACTAGAACTTACACCATCGTCAACAAATGTGTAGGTGTTAACTTGTGTTCCATTGGTTACAACTGTTGCATTGGCCGCAGTAACTAAATTTTTAATTTTTAAGACAAAACCAGAATCGGTTGCAACAGGCACATCAACTTTAAATATGATTGTTGCTGTAAATGCGGTCAAATCTGCTGTTGTGGTTGTCAATGTTGCAACAGATAAATCACCATTCATTGAAATGGCTCTAGGAGATACTGACCAATTAACAATATCACCAGCTGCAAACTTTGAATTTGATTGGGCATTCGTCACAATAATTGTGAAGTTTTCTCTGACCAAATCTGTGCTCAAAGCCTGGCCTGCTGTACCTATATGTGAAATTTTATCATTGTAACTTGAAAGGTCCACAGTTGCAGACAGTGTACTACCAGCAACACCAAAAGGTACACCTCTAATTTCAATAAAAGATGTGTAGATTGCATCGGTAATATCAGAGACAAATGGTAAACCTATTGGAAACAATAGTTCTGGTTTATTTGGATTTTCAAAAATTGCATCACCAGAAGCTATACCATTTTGTTTTCCAGTATCATCTATTTTTGCACTACCATATACAGTATAGTTACTGTTGTTAACTTGCAACATAGATTCCGCATCAGCGGTATTAAAATTCATCACAAAAGTGGATGTATTGTCTGGTGTTACACTCCAAGACCTATTCACAGTTGCAGTTCTTGTTGAACCTACGTATGCAGTAATTGTTCTTGTTTCACCTGCATTTGTTCCTGATGTAATTGAAATGTCAACACCAACATAAGCATCATTAAATGAAGATGTTTGGCCATTTGTTCCTGGTAGAACTACTGTGGTTGAACTTGCTGAAACAAGTGTGCCTGTTAAAGCCTGGTTCTGCAAGTCATATACCATTGCCTTGAAAATATGTGTATTTGCATTGGCTGTTGGCGCACTCTGATAATCTAAACCACGAATGTAACCTCTGGCCACCAATGTGGAATTGTAAGTTGTTGTATTGGCTGTATGTACATTATCAGTTGAAACACAATGAAAGTCTATTGTGTTTGCTGTTGTTACTTCAAATGTTTTTGAGTTGGCGCCATGCACATTTGATACAATAAAATAACTACCATAGTTAATAACTGTTGTGTCATTATTTTTTAAAGATGTTGCCCTTGCACGGTTGGAAGATATATTAACAGGTGAAGGATTCTCTACACGATAACCATGCACATATGCAAGGCCTTTACCCACACCCATTATGTACTTGTCCTCATCATCCGGATCAACTTTTGGTGTTATACTGAAATCGTTTACAATGTAATCACCATTGGTTTCGTAGTCACGCTTTGCAAAGTAATCATCAATGGCCGCATAAACTGATCCATCAACCATTTTGAAAACATTACCATCTTCAACACGAAGTAACTCAATGAAAAATTGGTCATCACCAAAGTACAATGGTTTTGTTGTTAGTTCAAGACTAATAACATATCTGTCTGCACCAGGTGCTTGGTAGTTTGATGCACCGACCGCAGGATCCAACAATGACGCATCGTTTGCATAGTCATAGATTGTTTCGGTAATTTCCAAACCAACCCGTCTGGATGGTGTGTTGTCATACTTACTTAAAATGATTGTTACTGGTTCAATTTGTACAAAGTTACCGAGAACATAGAAAACACCTTTGGCAATCGAAACAACAGAAGACTCACCGGTTGAATTGTTTGTTACTGCTTGGCAAGCTTTATTTGAATTCACATCATAGATAATATCGTTGTCAGTGAATCGTGTACCTGATTTGTATACGACAACCAATGTTGGTGGATCACCTTCACCTGCGGTACCTGTTGATTGTGCTACAGCAACAACTTTAGCTCTAATTGTTCCTGTTGCATTAGTTAACAATAAACCACTGAAATCGGAAATATCAATTGTTGCACCATTATATGTGGTTTGTAATTTGATGTAGTAACAATTGAAATTCGTGGTAATTTGGCCACCAGTTACGGGAGAATTTTCTTTGAATATGTTATTGGCAAACTTAGTAATCTGATCCTGTAGGATTGTTTGTGCCTGTGTTAATTCTCTGGCCTGTACTGCCTTACCTGGTTTGAATAAGATTCGATGAAAGTTTTTTGTATCATCGAAATCATCATAGTAAGGATCAACGTTAAAATTTAGAGCCATTTTTTTCCCTTAGAAACCTAATACAAATTTGAGTTGTTCTATTCCGTCATCACTTCTTTGAACACTTGATCTATTTTCAATATATGCCAAATATCCAGAATGTATTGCAAAATTTGGAAGACTATACGACAATACAGTTCTTGTTGATGTGGTTGTTTGACCAAAAATAGGACTATTAATTACTGGAACACCTTTTGTATTTATTAGCTTTATTAGATTGGTAGAAAGATTGAAGTATAAAACTGTTGCAGTAAATGTTGGATTGTTAATTGGACCCTGATAAACAATCTCATCCATTTGGAATCCAATGTCTGAACCTGCCGCCACAACGATATCTGTTGTTGTACTATATGCAACACCATTTGCATATACAGGGTTATACTGTTTGGTTGTTGGATTAATTATGATGCCTAGTTGGTGGAAATCAATATCTGTTGGTAATAGTCCATTTTCTGTACCTTCAAACTCACAAGTTAACATCACATGGTCACAACCTAACTCAGAAACCGGATCAAATCCATGGCCACCAACAGGTGAAGTTGATGCAGCCAGTGTACAACCATTACCAAAACCAGATTCAACTGCAACACTTACATAAGAATAATTACTACCTGGATTGGTAACAATAACATCGTGAATGACACCGTTCTGTACATTTGCCGTAGCTGCCGCACCAGTTCCATCACCAGTGATTACTATATTCACTACAGAATTGCCTGGATCATATCCTGAACCACCTTCACTCACATTAATAACATCTATACTACCAACACCGGCAGATGTAATTAATGGGTTTGGTGTGTTTGTACCGATAGCCACTGGCATCCATTCTTTGTCCATGAATTTAAGTTTTAGACCAGTATCAATTGTGTACATGAATTTCCATTTGTAACCATCTTCACCTTGGAACATTTTGTTTGCAGTATATGTACCTGGTTCAAAGTATGGTTCTACTGTTGATGGTTCATCATTATTGTTCCATAAACATTTAAAAACTTGGTCATATTTGTTTTTCACATAGAAATTATAAATTACATAACCATTGGCATCTTTTGCAAACATATCTCCATCATCTAGAAAACAATTATATAAAACACCTGAAGTCCAATCTATTCTTTGTATGACTGGTGATATGTCATTGGTCTTTATCTGTTTCACAATAAACATATTCTTGTACACCTGCTTGATTGATTTCAAGTCGGTTGCAGGAACAGGTGGGTTTACATCATCATCCCAGGCCAAAGGTTTTGCCAGAAAACAATAGAACACATTGATTGGCTCTGTCAAATACGGTGGCACCACAGCCACCGGTGCATAATACATTAGCCCTATCTGGGAAACTTTTGAACCGTTTGTGAGAATATTTTTATTTGCCATGATTTATTTATTAAGCGTGTGAAACTTTAACGAAAGTATTTGCAAGATCACCGTTAGCAACAAAGTATCTTAAATGAGCACAACTCGACGCCGGCATGTTGAATGTTGTGTTATGTACTGTTGAATTTAATGCAGAAATACCGTGTGTAATTGTTTTTTGTGTTCCAGAAGAATTCACTAACCAAAGTTCAACAACTTTACCTGATATAAAATTACTATGTGAAACTGTTAAGTCTGCAACTAGATTAGCCTTAATCATACTATCTGTTGCATAATCAATTGTGATTGTTGTTTGGTCTCCTACTGGCAGCCTTGGTTTAAATGTGTATCCGTTGTTTGCAGAAAATAATCCAGAAACAATTAAATTACCATCAAAAATTGCACCACTTGTATTTGCTAATGCGGCCGCAGCCAAAGTTTGTGCAGTGTTTGCTTTCGAGAATGCTCCGTTAGCATATAGACTGGCTGAATTGGCTGCATCAAATGCTCCGTTAGCATATAGACTGGCTGAATTGGCTGTGGTGTATGCGTTGTTGGAGTTTATAAATGCTCCGTTAGCATATAGACTGGCTGAATTGGCTGCATCAAATGCTCCAATAGCAAATATTCCACTAGAATTTGCTGTTGTGTATGCATTGTTGGAGTTTATGAATGCACCGTTCGCAAATACACCAGCAGAATTAGCTGCACCGAATGCTCCGTTAGCATATAGACTGGCTGAATTGGCTGTGGTGTATGCATTGTTGGAGTTTATAAATGCACCATTTGCAAACAATCCACCAGAATTGGCTGTTGTGTATGCATTGTTGGAGTTTATAAATGCACCATTTGCAAATACACTGGCTGAGTTAGCTGCATCAAATGCACCATTTGCAAACAATCCACCAGAATTGGCTGTTGTGTATGCGTTGTTGGAGTTTATAAATGCTCCGTTAGCATATAGACTGGCTGAATTGGCTGTTGTGTATGCATTGTTGGAGTTTATAAATGCTCCGTTAGCATATAGACTGGCTGAATTGGCTGCATCAAATGCTCCGTTAGCATATAGACTGGCTGAATTGGCTGTTGTGTATGCGTTATTTGAATTTATGAAAGCACCATTTGCAAATACACTGGCTGCATTGGCTTTTGATGGCAACCAAGCCCCTGAATTGGCGGTGGACAAATCCAAAGCAGCATATGCAATTGTAAAAGCTTCTTGTGCAATCGGTTCAACAACATCTAGTCGACCTGCTTGTGTGGCAGCCAAAGTTTGTGCAGTGTTTGCTTTCGAGAATGCTGCGTTTGCATATTGACCAGCAGAATTAGCTGCACCAAATGCTCCAATAGCAAATATTCCACTAGAATTTGCTGTTGTGTATGCATTGTTGGAGTTTATAAATGCACTGTTTGCATATTGACCAGCAGAATTAGCTGCACCAAACGCACCGTTGGCATATAATGCAGCTGAGGTTGCCACATTTGCAGATGTAAATGCACCATTAGCATACAATGATGCCGAATTCGCTACACCAAATGCTGCGTTGGCATAAACACCCACTGTATTGGATGAATTAAATGCGGCATTTGCTTGTGGCCATACTTGATTATTGGATTGGCTAAAGGCAGCATTAGCTTGTATGAACGCAGCATTAGCATACAATGAACCAGAATTTGCGGTACCAAACGCAGCATTTGCCTGTGGCCATACTTGGTTATTTGAACGACTGAATACTGCATTTGCTTGTATGAATGCACCATTAGCATACAACGATGCAGAGTTGGCTACACCAAATCCACTGTTTGCATAAGAACTGGCTGAATTGGATGCTTCAAAAGCACCATTAGCATACAGACTTGCAGAATTAGATGCAGCAAAAGCAGCGTTAGCATACAGACTGGCTGAATTGGATGCAGCAAAAGCACCATTAGCATATAGAGCAGATGAGTTTGCTACACCAAAACTAGAATTTGCTCTCACAAATGCACTGTTTGCAAATGGACCAGTTGATTCTGTGGAAGTATTCTGCGATGAACCATCTGCAAACTTCAATGGTTTTGCAACCAAGTTCACACCATCTGTTGAAATCTTTACTTGAAGACTGCTGGAACCTGGACCACCTGCAATGATATTGACTGTTCTGCCTGTGGTTGTTGTACCTATGATTAGATTACCACCAGTGGATGTTGCGGTGTTACCTTGTACAAACAAGTAACCATCTAGTGGTAATATAGAAGTGAATATTGCATCAGAGCTGGTAGAACCATGTATACCCAAGTCAATATAATTTCTTTCATCTGTACCAACATCAGCGGTGATAACATGGTCCGCTGATCCATCAGATGTTTTGTTTTGTAAATTTGTTTGTAAATATGATGAACTGTTACCAACAAACTGTGCAATAACATTTGGAAGAATAATTGCATTATTACCAACATTCAGTGCAGTATTAGAATATAAACTTTCAGCCAAAGTTTTAGCAGTGAATTTACTGGTGACACTGGTTGAATTATCAATACCAACCAAGATTGTATTGGATGTGTTACTATCTAATCGTGTTAGATTTGGTAATTGCGAAATTTTTACTGTTGACATTGTTTACCCCAATAGGATTGTTCTATCATCTTCTGTTGTTAATGTAATACCATCTTCTGTGGCAATCTCTGGTATATATTGTAACCCAATTGGGCCAAATATCTTAATTTGATTTGATGTAATTGTACTATTTGCAATGAAGTTTCTTTTAACTGAAAGTAAAGTATTTTCATTAGATGATAAGTTAGTTGTTAAAACAATCTGATCGTCCGAATAGTTTACTGATTTAACCGTGTATATATTGTTGTTTACTTTGATGGAGTCACCAGTATAAACAATATCTTTTAATGGATAACTTGTGTTACTATAAACACCATTGTTCTCATAATCAAATTGGCCAGTGAGCGATGTAATATTTAGTGTGTTGGTGCCAGAGGTGCCAGTAACAACTGCCACATTTCCAAATGTTAACCAAACATTACTTGCAATTGTAATTGAATCTTGTGCATCGTTCACATCAACAACCAAAGACTTAATGTTGACACCACGATCATTCTTAATTTCAATCGTACTTACATTTGGAAATATAAATTCTTCTAGATTTGAACCAAGTTTATTGTTAAATTTAATTACATTGTTACTCTTGTTGGTAAAACTGGTTGTGATACTCAGTGCATCAGAAGTATGTTCGCCCAAATAGTAAGCTAATGGTTCACCACCATATAAACCTTGTTGTGCATGGTGATAAAGTTTGTTGTTCGATTTCAATGCATAACGACCAAGTACATTTGTTCCAGTTGGATGTAATAGGTTCAACAACACTTCTCTATATTTTGCAATTTCTTTTTCAAGTGTAATCTGATATGTGAAATTGTTGTACTTGGTACTCTGCAACACATCATAAGAACTTGGTTGTCCTTGTGTTGTTAAATACTGGCCCTCACCAATCACAAGACCATTCAAGAATGTTGCGTTAGCTTTTGCGGATCCATCACCAAATGTTATCACACCAGACTTATCATAAGTTCTGGTATATACTGTTTGGTTACCAACTGCATCAAAATAATTATATGTCTGTACAAATTGTGGAAATGCAGAGTTTGCCATCGGCAGACTGATGTACTTACCATCAATCACCAAAGGTAGTTTTGGATTTGGTTTTGAATCGTAATTGTAAACCCTCAAATTGTATAATGACAATTGTGAGTTCGCATCAGCAGCCAACAATGAAACTGAATTGACTCTTGCTGTATATGAAGCAAGATTGATTGTTGGACCTTGATAGATTACATCATCTTTCTGCGGCAAGTTTTCAATTGCAACATTAGATACCACAATGTCTTGTATTCGTATTGACACATTAGGTTTGAATTCATAATCTTCACCGTAATTTTCAATTGAGATTGTTGTTACTGAACCTGCTCTATCTACAACTGGAGAGAAAGTTGCGCCTGTTCCTAGAATACCTGGAATAAACAAACTTGCACCGGTCGCTGATGGATTTGCAGATGTTACCGACAAACTAGGTAAATAATCATTCGTATATCCCATTCCACCTAATGGCCATTTTGGATATGTACGATACTGTGGATCAATAAAAAAATCTACTGCTGTAATTGCTCCAGTTCCATTCACACCTATTACATTTGCATACGGACCTTGGCCACGACCACCACTAAAAACAATTCTATCGTTCACTTGATAACCAGAACCACCGTTACTGATTTGAACTGGACCTAATATACCAAGCGATTCTAGTGAAGAATTAACAGAAAATTCATCAAAGGAATCTTCTGTTCTATATGTAGACAATGCGGTTATTTCTGGTATCTTAGTTATTCCACCGCCGCCATTATCAACAAAAACGGAAGATATGGGATATGTTGTTATTGATCCAAAAGTAAATGCATTTGCAAGAGTTGTATCTTTAGTAGATGTTCCAACATTAGCAAAGAAGAAATTTGCATTACTTAATCTGATCTCTCTCTTAAAACCAATAACATCCATTGGTATGAAAGCCACATTGGCTCTTGCGTTGCCTACTGCCGTGGCAGTTTGTATATTTGCACCAGAGGCTTGTACATTTGAAGAAAATACTTGTGCAGTTATGCCAACAATAGCTTGTGCATTTACTGTTTGAGTGTATCTAATATTTGTTATAGTACCTTGTGCATCAACTTCAGAAACATATGCAAAAGTGGATTCTTCATACACAACTGAATCGTTAATTCTATAACCTGTACCACCGTTAATTATTTTAAATGATGGAGGTAAATATGGAGATATAGATGCAACGTTTGCTCTTGCACCACTTATAGCCGAATCTTCAATTATAATAATAGTGTTTGGTTTCTCAGAATAACCATAACCACCATTGACCACGTTAATTCGTTGTATAGAACCTTTGGTAATTTCACCAACTTTTGCTGTTGCACCAACTGGATTTGCAACGTTTGCATTTAGTCCACCGTAAACAACAACTGGATCACCAGGTTGATATGTCAATCCACGACTTGTTGGATTAACTCTTATTTGGCTAATTTGACCAACAATTTTTGCACGAAGAACATTACCACCAAATAAAACATCTTGGTTGTTTGAATCTACAATTCTAACAGTTTCACCAGAATTAAACAATCTTTCTATGTTTGATATGAATATTTCTGTTTTATTGCCAACTAATACGGCAGCCTCTATTGTTGCAATAGATTTTGAAACCTCACCAAAAATTCTATAGTTTTTTGTCTGTAAGAAGTATGGATTGGCCGATAGTAATTTTAAACTCTTTGCGATGTACCACGTACCACCAGATGCTTTGAAAACCGAGTCTTTGGTATTGAATATCTCAACACCAGTATTGTACAGTACACGGAAAAGAAATTCATACGATGCTGGTGTACCTTTACTTTGGTACAACTGTCTTGCAACTTTTACAGCCTGCTCTTGACTTACCAATGATTCTCTTGGAAAGAAAGGTAGAAATTCATTGTTGAAATAATCTATAAATTCTTCTGTTGTTGCATCAACATCTTTGTAATTCAATAGGTTTTTAGACCTATCTGTTACTTTACCATTTGTTTCCATCCATTCGTAGTATGCCTTTAAGAATAGATTGAAGTTGGCATATTCAGGATTGTCCCGGACATGCTCGGGTAACTGGGATAAAACCAGATTGGATGTTTTTTGATTATTTTCTATCATGTTGATTTGGCAGTAACATTCACAATAATAGATTGTGGATCAAATTCATCTACAGTAATAACTCTATTATATGTGGAAGAAATAATTGTTGTTGTTGGGTTGGTGGTTACTGTTAATAGGCCTAAATCATTATTCACATTCAATGGTGAAAATGCATCCAATGTAACAACACCTAAATTGTAGTCTACAGTACCAATATTACCTTTAAATACAGTCTTGACATTTGTTGTGTCATTGTAATATAATCTCAACACACCATAACGGCCTTCAAGTGTAATGATACCTGCACCAGATGAACCTGTTGTATCACCTACTGCTGGTGTAATTCTAAGTATGGCTGATGTGTAACCCGTTCCCTTTGTTAAAACATTAATTTGTTTTATAGTACCATTGTTTGTCATAACAGCTTCTGCTGTTGCACCTGTACCATCACCTAGTATGGTCACTGTTGGTTGACCTTGATATCCAAAACCCGGATTGGTTATTGTGATAGATTCTGCACCACCTGTTGATGATGGTACTTCTTCAATGTAAAGACCGTCAATTGTTTGTGCTAAATTTAATGGGTTTCTGTATACAACTGAAGGTGAACTGCCTATACCACTCAAAAACATACCACGCTTTAGGCCTGCACCGTAATACAACTTGTATGTTGTTGGTGTTGATAGGTTTGGATAAAATTTCTTCTGTAATTGTATTGATATTTCGTTTGTGATGATAGAAGAATCGACTGAATTGATTTGATTATTAAATTCAGATGATCTAAATGTCGAATTGAAACTATTCAGTGTTGT